AACACATCCAACAGGATAAAGAGATCCTAGACAATCCTATGATCTCTCCCAATCAGCGTCGTCACATTGAAGGCGAACTACATGAATTGGAAGATTATGCAGAACATCACAAGGCAGAGATTGAAGCAGGAGATCATCATGATCCCACTTACCTAGAACTCTTTTGTGATCAGAATCCTTCAGAACCAGAATGTTTAGTCTATGAAGATTGAACGTGGATTTTGAAAAATACATACTTGGTCATTGGTCTAACAAAGCACAAGCACAATCAGATCCTCAAAATTTTGCTACAGTAAACATTGTATGGCAAAAGATTGAAGGTGGTTATGAATCAATGAATTATAAAAGGTGTAGAGGTGCATACGATCCATATAGGCGTAAGTATCATAAACTAGAGGTAGTTTCTGATACTAAAGTTATAATGCATAACTATCACATGGACTGGACACCTCACGATATTTGTGATATGATATTTACATTCGATGGAACTATGTGGAAAGGCAGTCTTCTTGGAGATGAATGCCGAGGATATAGGGGTCATCGAGTAGTATCTCACATTCAACTATTTGGGCATAAACTTCATAGTATGGATCAAGGATATGATGATGAAGGTAACTTTGTCTGGGGTAGCGATAAGTTTTATCGTTTTACCCGTATGAAGGGCGAATAGTTCAGAGGTAGAACACTTGATTTACATTCAAGTTGTCGGGGGTTCGATCCCCTCTTCGCCCATGCTAAATTATTATGATGAAATCTATTCGTCCTCCTAACATTGGTTGGGTGGAGCAAAAATTAAGACCTGAAGCAATGAAATTCTTATGGGATATCATTGCCATTGGCGGCACGTCTTTACGTAGTAAACTAGCAGGTAACATAGACTCTAGTTACAAAATAATTGACAAGAATGATTGGTTTTTTAAAAAAGTATTAACTCCTACAATTGCATTTTACGTAGATGAGTTTGCCGATCCATTATATAATTTTCCAATTAAACGGGAAGTAAAGTATTGTTTGGCAGATATTTGGGTAAACTACCAAAAACAAACAGAATTTAATCCTGTTCATACACATACAGGTATATTCAGTTTTGTAATATGGATGAAAATCCCAACTAAATTTGAAGATCAAAGAAAATTGCCTATTGCTACGGGAGTAAATTCCAGAGCAATTTCAAGTTTTGAGATTGGATATCAAAATATTTTGGGTGAGAATTTATCTTATACTTACAATATGGATCCAGCATATGAAGGTACAATGTTGCTGTTCCCATCTAAGTTAAGTCACACAGTGTATCCTTTTTATAAGTGTGATGAAGATCGGATTAGCATTTCTGGCAATGTTATGGTAGAATAGAATGAAACACATTTCAAAAGAATGAAACTACGTAATGTATTATTGGCAGCAGCACTGACTCTTACTCCACCAGCATTTGCTAATGAAGATAAGATCACGCAAGGTTTCAAGTCATACGATGCTATGGGTTGTATGCTCCTACGTGAGTGTAAAGAGGATGTTGATGAAGTATTCTCTCTATTGGATATCTCTGCAGAGTATCCTAATACTGAAGCATACACACAATACTCAGCAGAGTTCAACATGATGTTGATGACACTCAATCAGATTGGTGTCAAGGTATATCTTGCTGATGCTAAGTATTTCCCAATCAATCATCGTGGTGTCTATCACACAGTCTCTAATAACTTCTATTTGAATCGTGATCACATGGGTGATCCTGGTACATTGATGATGTTAATGCGTCATGAAGGATGGCACGCTGCACAAGATTGTATGGCAGGCACTATTGATAACTCACTTATTGCTATCATTATGCCTGAAGATTCGGTTCCTATGTTGTGGCGTACACTTGCAGAACGTACATATCCATCAAACGCTGTGCCTTGGGAAGCAGAAGCACAATGGGCAGGTAGAACTGAAGGCATGACTATGGAAGCACTTCAGAGTTGTGCTAACAAATCAATGTGGACAGATTACGAACCAACACCCAAAACTCGTGAATGGTTGGAACTGAACGGATACCTTAATAAATAAAAATGTAGGATTTGAAGCAATATGGCAACTATTGAGGGAATCACTAAAGAACCAGTAGTAAATTTTGTCGGTAAAGATGGATTTTTCTGGTGGGTTGGTGAGGTTGAAGATAATCAAGATCCCATGGAACTTGGTCGTGTAAAAGTAAGAGTCCTTGGTTATTATACCAATGTTCGTGGTGGAACTACAGCAGATCTACCCACTGATAAATTGCCATGGGCAACAGTCTTGCAGCATACATGTCAACCAGGCAATGATGGTCAGGGTGAATCTTCTGGACAATTGCAACCTGGTGCGATTGTTATGGGATTCTTTATGGATGGTGAATCTGCACAGATGCCTGTTGTAATTGGTGTCCTTCGTGTTCAGAAATCATCTGAAACAGCAACCGATAAAGTATTTGCCTTTACAGGTGAATTCATGGAACCTGGTGTTTCACCTAATCCTGCAGCATTGAGTCCTGGTGCTCCCAATAGTGTCACTGCAAGGACGGCAGAACAAGGGTATGCGAGACAAGGTGATAACAACTCGGTGTCACTTCCTGGTGCTAGAACTACAACTCCTGGTGGTTCTGGTTCTCCTAATAATCTAGGTGTTCAACCTGGTGTTAATGGAAGTAGTGGTAATCCTCATAAACCTAGACAACCAGAGAAACCAATTCCTGCTGCTAATGGTGTTGGTGGACCTTGGAAAACTCTTGAATATAAACTCTCTTACTTGATTGAAGATCTTGCTGATACCGCAGGAACTCTAGTCAAAGGTGAGGATGGAGATTTTCTTGACGTTGTTAGTGGTAAGATTGTAACAGTAGAAAAACTCATGGGGAAGATTAAAAACTTCCTTGGTGCAGTTTTTAGTCAAGTGGTCTCTGCTGTTCGTCAATATGTTTCTAACCTAGCAGAAAGTCTTAATATTGCTACGTTTATTTCTGGTGCTACTGGTATTCCTCTTGCTATGTTGGCAGTCGTTCAGACGGCAGTACAACAAATTTTAGCATCTCTTTGTAATATTGATAGCAATCTTGCTGGATACATTTCAAATCCAATCGGATCATTGACAAACCTCCTTAATGGTTTTCTTGATGGTTTGTTTGATAGAGCAGCAATGATTGTTCAAGGTGTTCAGGGTGTCATTGATAGCGTAATCTGCCAAGTTCAAGAGATCATCAATTCGGTTAAGAGTGTTATTGATACAGTAAAAAGTGCTGTTGGTGCAGTACAGCAAGCACAAGATATCATCAATGCATGGCAATCGGGTTCTAAAATCTTTGAAGAGGGTGCTGACTTGCTCAAGCAAGGTATTACCAGCATCACAGGTTTGATTAAGTTGTTCCTATCTTTCATTGGTAGTGGTTGTGATAGGAAACCTAAAGGTGGTGAAGATGCTGTAGGTTGGTTCCCTCTCTTTGGTGTTACACATTGCACACCTGAAGAGTTGGCAGAAATTAATCGAATCCGAGGCAGCGGCAGAGGTAGTTGCGGAAATGGTAGCAGCGGCGGAAGTATGATTGATAACATTATCAATCAAGCAGATCCTTATATGTCTGTTGCAAAGACATTTATTAATGGTGCATACGATCATTATGTCGGTACACCTGGTCGTCAAGCAAAACTTTCTAGATCACCTAACGGCACGATGCATACGTCCGTTAAGTTGAACAACTATGAGTATGGTAAGTATGTTGCTGAAAAAGAAATTCGTAATACTGAGAACGATTTAACTGAGGCAGAAATTCAAGATAGAGCAGAAGCAGCAGGTAAAGGTGCTGCAGAAGGTAAGAGTGAACCAGGAAACTTAGTTGCTGATCATTCTTCCTATGCTGGCAACTACACCAAAGAAGTACATGGTGATGAATGTTCTGCAATTGATGGCGACAATGTAGTTAACATTGAAGGTGATTACTTCTTAAAAATTACTGGAGATTGTCACATTGAAGTCGGTGGTGGTTTCTTCTTTGGTGCTGAAGGTGCTCCTAAAACAGCAGATAAAAATGGTGAAGATAAAGACACTGAAATTCAGAAACATACCATGCGATTTGGTTCTGACGTTGATGTTAATGTAGTTGGTGCTAAGTTTGCACTACAATCGTCTGAAATTGAATTTGGAGCACAATCACATAAGATTGCTGGTGGTATATACGAAAACTCTTGTGCCTCAATTACAATGGCAGCAGGCGGAGACCTTGTTCTTTCTGCTACAAATACTGTTAATATCGTAACAACAGTACTAAATGAAACCATTAATATGAAACCTCCTGTTCCACCTCCAATTAAATCGGGTATTTTCAGACAAGTAATGGGTTCTGTCGAAACGTTTATGATCGCTGGCGGTGGTGTTAGTGATAATCCACCAAGATATACAATTGCAAATCCATCAGGTGCATATTCAAACACCCAAGGACTTGGGTGTGTTACTACAACCGCAGCAGGTGCTATTACACAAACAGCAGCAGCAGGTCTTATTGCTTTAACTGCTGGTGCTGCTCTTTCCTGCAAAGCAGGTGCTGCTGTCCTAATACAAGCAGAACTAAACTGCACCATTATTGGTGCTTCTATTTTCCTTAACTAAATTATGAAAACTTGGTCTATTGCTCCTCTATTTGTGCAACCTATTGCATCAACAGAGATTGAAGTAGAATTATCTACACAACTAAAAACAATTTCAGAGGATGCCTTTTGGTTCGCTGGAGATGGAAATGCATACATCACGTCTAAAGATATGCAAATTCTTGATAAGCATAAAGATCTAAGATCTGCTTTTAAGGAAATTACTGAGGATCTCATTACTCAACTTGGATATGATTGTGAAATGCAGATTACTACATCTTGGATTCACAAATTACCACCAGGTGATCAAATTTATCCCAAAACTATTTACAACTCTTGGTATACTGGCATGGTATTCTTTGATGAATATACAGAACAATCTGGTGATATTGAGTTCTTTGTTGATCCTCAAGGCGTCTACGTTGTTCCTGCTGAGTGGTCGCAATGGACAGCACCAAGTATTCGTTTAACACCCAATTCAAATTACATGATGATGTTTCCTAGTTATGTAAGACACAGAGTTTATACAAATACTTCAGACACTGATAGGTTATGTCTCATGTTTAACGTCATGCCTAAGGGGCAGACAGGAAGCAATGAATCTACATTCGTTTATTGATGTGGAACGTAACTCCTATATTTGCTACACCACTACTCCACACTTTCGTAGATCCTAGTATTTGTGACAATCTAAAAAAGATTTGTGCTCGAATGAAATGGAATCCAGATAGCGATGATACTGGAGATAAAGGTGCAGGAAGTGAAGAAACTTGGGTTTTGCACAGCATGGATAAATCTGTGTTGAAATACTTTGAAGGTCTCTTCAATCAAAGCATAAAAGATGTTCTTGGGTATGATAATTCTATACAGATAACAACATCTTGGTTTACCAAAACATATCCTGATGGTAGTTGTGCAGAGCATACACATACCAACTCATGGTATAGTGCAGTATTATACTTTGATGACTATGACGATGATTCATCACAATTAAGGTTGATGCAATTCACTGAAGGCATTAATTCTATGTCGCATGAATTAAACGTATACAATGCAAAAGACTATAAGGTTGTACCACAAAAAAATCTAATGGTCATGTTTCCTAGTAGAGTTCGCCACAAGGTAACACGAAATAATTCTGATAAAATCCGATATTCGTTTGCTATGAACATGATGCCTAGGGGTCTGTGTGGCAGTGGCGATTCTGCACACCACTATTGACAAGCGCACCCCTCTCTGCTATACTACATAGGTACAGAAGAGACGCTCATGGACTCCCTCTCACACATCTTTGTCAACTTCTCAAAACGAAAGGTGACTCTCGTAGATGATGAAGGTTATGAAAAGGATGTTCAATGGCACTTTAATTCTGTAGGTGCTGAAGGTTTCTCTGAAACAATTTCTCAAATACAAGAGATTGTTGATAACGACTTAATTACTTATTGCTTTGCTGTAAAATGATTGGACCTATTGGTATTACTCTAAAAGAAGCAGAAGACCATTTTGATTTTATTATTGGTCTCACAGATTCTCAACATGTCTGTTGGAAAATTACTAGGGAAGATAAAAAATCTGTAATGCTAGTTCCCGTAAATGAAATTTCTCCCATCTCTGATGATCTTCAGGATGATGTAGAAGAGTTTCGCAAATCATTTTTAGAAAAAGTTGGCGTTGGTCTTACTGAAAACGAATGAGACCTCAAACCCGTGAAGCAATGGAAAATCTTTGGTCCGCAAAGTGGAACTTGCCAAAAGCAGCAAAACATGCTAATCTTACTGAGAAAGAGATGAAGATTACATTCAATGAGTATTGTAATTTCCATCCTCCTACCTGGAAAATTGGTAACACCAAACAAATTGGAGTGCTACACATTGATGAGCGAGTATGACTTTGGAGGACTTGAGAAGCATCCTGCTAACATTCTAAGATTGATTAGTGAGTTAGAAGGGTCTTATCAACTCTGTAAATGGATGGGGTTTGAAGAAGACATGAATACTCTCGATGAAATGAAGAAACCTTATTACAAACTTTATTTCAAACTCAAAAAAGAAAATGCATCTTCGCCCCCATAGCTCAGTGGTAGAGCAATGCTTTTGTAAAGCATAGGTCGTTGGTTCAAATCCGACTAGGGGCTCTAACAAAGAGGGAGTACAAAAGATCTGCAATTAGAAGCAGCGCCCTCTATCTCCAATCCCAAGTAGCTCAGCGGCAGAGCTATCGACTGTTAATCGATTGGTCGCAGGTTCAAATCCTGCCTTGGGAGTTTACACTATTACTAAAATGGCAGACGAACAAATAGGATTTACCGAAAAAGTTATGTGGGAGTGCCCTACTCAACTGCCACCAGCATTGATTATGTCAATGAGAAAATATATTCGTGGTTTGACATATGAAACTGCGAAAGTTAATAGTTCTGATCCAAATGGAAAAGAAACAACATCAACAGCGGTTCGTAAAAATGATGTTGCATGGATTGCATGGGACGAATGGATTCCAGGCATCATACACAATATGATGGTAAGTGCAAACGATTCTTATTTTAAGTATGATCTAACTCATTTTGAAAGTCGGATTCAATCTACCATTTATAATGGCAACTCGGAAGATTTTTATACATGGCATGTAGATAACTTTACCCAAAAAGATCGTCATCCTGGAGAAGAAAGAAAATTATCATGCACTCTTGTTCTTACAGAACCTGATGAATATGAAGGAGGCGAACTACAAATATGCTATTATAAGAATAGGTTTTACAATATAAAACCTAAAGCAGGAACTGCTATTGTATTTCCATCTTGGGTTCCTCATAGAGTCAGACCAGTAAAAAGCGGACAACGTATTTCTCTGGTAGCATGGATGAAAGGTCCAATGTTCAAATGACTTATAACTATAATTATCCATTATATACACCATGGTGGAAAGTTGAATTGGGAAAACTAACCGAACAGGAGAAACAACTCATGAAAAAAACCAAGAAAAATTCTAAAGGTGATACCTTTGAATGGGAAGAAACTACCGAAACTATTGAAGCACTTAAAAAACTTCACGCAGATAGGATCAGTAGACTTGAAAATGAAGCACCTGATTATGGAGTAGGTAAATAATCTATGCCATTAAACACAATCACACAACCTGAAGACATCAAGATAATTGATGATTTTTTACCAAGGGATGAGTTTTTGCAACTCCAAGAACTCATGTGTGGCAGTGCATTTACGTGGTACTTTATTGATATCATTAACTATTCCTGGTCAGAAAAAGAAAAGAATGATGTGAGACAATTTCAGTTTGTTCATATGTTATTAGGAAAAGACTATGAAAGTTTCAGCACTCATACTAAATTGATTCTTGACTTATTTCAAAAAAGACTGAATGCTTTTATGTTCATACGAATAAAAGCAAATCTTAATGTTAACTCTACTAAGATTGATGTATATGATTGGCATACAGATTATTACTCTGAATGGTCAACAAAAAGTATGAGTGCCGTCTTTTACTTAAATAGTAATGACGGATATACCGAATTTCAAGACGGCACTAAAATTGAAAGCATAGAAAATCGTATGGCGATTTTTCCTACAATGACTCCCCATCGTGGAACAAACTGCACGAATACTAAATCGAGAGTTGTTTTGAACTTTAACTATTTTGAGGATACAACGATATGATGAGCGACTTGGAACTATCAATTGAATACGGAAAGCAACGAAAAGATCGTATGCAAGATGCCATTGATGATTATCTAAATGATTCTAAGGTAGATGCACGACGAACTTACGAAGAAATGGTATCATGCGTCGATGATGTAATCAATTATCATAAGGCACAATATGACAAAGCAGTCGAACTCAAATCCCTCATGTTCGGACACAGAGAACCCTATCTCGATTCCTTCAGAACTACAGAATGAGTGGGAGTATTACAACAGATGTTGCGATTCTTTCGGTATTCCCCCTAACATTCGCCGCTTTCTAAGATACAACGAACTCTTCCCTCCTGACGAGTATAAATAAACTTGTAGCAAATGGTGTGATTATTCGTGGGAACCCGTAAAATTTCTCAGTTAGATACGATCGCAGATGCAAACCTTTCGGGTGAAGCAATTCTTCCCGTTGTCGTATCTGACCCTCTAATACCTAACCGAAAAGCAAAGATAAATCAACTCTTTAAGGGAGTTTCTCAAGGTACTAAATCAGAACCTGGTCTTTGTTTTGACTTGGATAGAGATAGTGGGTTGTATCAACTTGAATATGATCAACTGGGTCTTTCTTTCGGTGATGGTGGACTTTACCTTACTAGAAGTAGTATAAACGAAACTACCAGTAATATCACACTTGGCAGTAGAGACGAAGTACGAGAGAATGCTAATATTATTCTCTCACCAAAAGGTAGTGGTACAGTATCAATTACGGGTATATTCTCCACTCAAGACGAAAACTTCCAACTAACCGACAATACAGCAAGTACAACTGCTAGATTTGAAGTTAGTGCCGTTGGTACTGGTGCCACTCGTGTGTTCTCATTACCAACTATTTCACAGGGTTCTACTACAACATTAGTCGGTTCTGATACTACTCAGGTTATCACTAACAAGACGATTAATATCGATCATGATAATCTACAAATTGAAAATCCAATTGATGGTACTGCTAACAAAGATAGAGCATTATTTCAATTAAACTATAACGCTTCTCAAGGTCAACTTAGGAAGTTCTTCTTACCTGATGCTGGTGCAGCAGTTAGTGTTGAGCAACCAACTACAACAGAGTCCACTTTACTTGATACAAAGGCAGATCAGGTTGTTCTTACTAAGACCTTTGTTCAACCAAAGTTTACTAGGAATGATTCTGTAGGTACTGAGTATTTTCAGTTCAATACTGATGCTCTTTCAACAAACAGAATTATCACAATTCCTGACTTGAACTTGACTTTGGTTGGTCTTGATGTTACTCAGACATTGACCGCTAAGACTATTGTTAATCTGATTCTTTCTGATAATGTTGACACAACTAAGCGTATAACGTTTGATCTTGGCAATCTTAATACTCAAACAAATAACTCTGTAGGATTCCCTAGTACAGACTTGCTAAATAATGCAGGTGCTACTAGCATCCTGGTTACTGAGAAGGCAACTCAAGTTCTTTCTAATAAGACTTTGATTAGTCCTCAAATTCGTGAAGAAGCATCGGCAAGTCGATATGTAGTTATTGACACCACCAATATTACAGCAGCAAGGACAATTAAGTTCCCAGATGCAGATGCAACTCTGCTTTCTACCGAGAACGTTACAGTTGATGATGTTAACTTTGGAGCAGGTATTGGTGCTGCTAACTTAACTGGTCGCACAAGACTTCAACAATTTTTCTACGCAGGATTCTAATTTTTAACAATGGCAAAATCAGGTATTTTAGGGCAATCTAAACCCGCCGCTACTACTAATACAATTCTGTATAAGGCACCTATAGACAAATCTGCTAGTGCAGTATTGACTATTGCTAATGATGGTACGGGAGCAGCATACGATGTTGCGTTGAAGGATTACGACCAAAACTTAGTGATGGATGCTGACACATACTTATTTCACGAAGGTGATGTAGTCACAAGTCATAGATTCACTTTGGATCAGTCTTTGACCCCATCGTCTTCTATTACTCCTGGTGATATTATTACAAGTGTGGATGCAGAAAAGAAAGCAAAGTTTCATGGATTTTACATTCCTGAGTTTACTACAATCAATGTAAAAACAGTAGATCTTACTATCATCACAACTGAAAGTCAGTCGGGAGACTTTAACTTAGGCGATACGATTACTAAAGGTACTTCTCCCAACACTACAACTGCGGTTCTGTTTGATACTTACGTTTCAGGCGACAACAGAATTTTGATTGTTGGTCCTAGAACTAATAATGGAACTGGCACTGAGTTTGCTGATGGTGATAGTCTTACTAGCGCATCTGGTGGATCTACAACAGTTTCTACTGGTGGTGTTGCTGGAAGTGCAACTAACGAGTTTATCTTCTCAACCGATGCTTCTACTTACGGATTTTATAGCAGAGTTCTGAGTGATTTCTTGCTAGCATTTACTGCTGATAGAGCATATCGTTTTGATGTTTCTGACTCTTCTATGAGTGGTAGATCGCTCAAGATCTCAGCAACAGTCAATGGTGAGTATGGTCCAGATAATGATTTTACTGCAACTGGTGATAATGGTGTAGAATATACTGACGGCAAAACAACAAATGGCACCGCAGGTTCTAGTGGTGCATATGTCCAATATAACTTTGCTATTGGTACTCCACCAGCAGTTCTTTACTGGTATGATGGTGATACTGCTGCTAATGGTGGTGTTGCTTATGGTGGTGACGATAGAGGTATTTCAATCGGCACTAATTTCTTCTATAATGAGATTTATGTTTATGACATTGAAGGCACTTGGGGCAATACAGATACTTTCCTAGTTGGTGATAACTCCTTCCAATTGACTGCTCAAACTTCTGGTAAGTGGGGAGTTGTTAGAGACTTTACTAGCACTGCATTGAAAGTTATTCTTGGTCCTGGTTCTAGTGACTTTGCAGGTTCTGATGTTATTCTTGATTCTCCTCTAAAAGCAGGTGCTGCAAGAAGTTTCGCTACTATTAGTTCTATTACTACAGCAACTACAGCACTAGAAGATAGCAACTACATCGGTAAAGATGTAACAAATGCAGCAAACAATATTGATAAGATTACATCTCTTGTTATTGCTCCTGGTCAACGTTTGATTGTTGAATCTGCAACACAAAACAATATATTCTCTTTGGTCGGGTTTGAAGATAACTCTACTGAGTTGACAGTAAGGAACTACGCTCGCTCTTAATAAATACTATTATCACCAAAGGATAAAGAGATAGATGACTCTAACTAGACTTAAGAATATTATTACGTCCAGAACTGGACGTATTATTTACGTCAATCCTGATGATTTTGATGCTGATGATTCCATTGATAATAGAGGGAACTCAGCATTACGACCCTTCAAAACTATTCAGAGAGCGTTTCTTGAAGTAGCAAGATTCTCGTATCGAGTTGGTCTTAGTAATGACGAATTTGATGCATTTTCGATCATGCTATATCCAGCAGAGTATGTCATCGATAATCGTCCTGGTGAAGTTTTATATACACAAACAGCACCTATTGATTCAAACTCAAACTTAGACATTACATCACCTAATAATGTATTGTATAAGTTTAACTCTATCGAAGGTGGTGTTATCGTACCTAGAGGTTGTTCTCTCGTAGGTACTGATCTTCGTCGTACAAAGATCATTCCTAAGTATGTTCCATATCCTACGACTTATCCTACCTATCAGATCAATACTGAAGCACAAGTACCTCCTAGAAGTTCTATTTTCAAAGTAACTGGTGGTACTTATTTCTGGCAATTCTCATTCTTCGATGGTGCTGAAGAAGGTGTATATTTCAAACCCGATCTTACAACAACACTCCCCCCTAAATTTTCTCATCATAGACTGACTTGTTTTGAGTTTGCTGATGGTGTTAATAATCTAGCAACGTTGATTGCTAATGGAAATGTTCCTGATGATGATTATTCTGCGGTTCCTAATATTCAAGAAAGAACTGACTTAGAGATTTACTATCAGAAGATCTCTAAAGCATTTGCAACAATTCCTGATACCTCTGGCGATCCTACTACTGACCAAATTCAGGCAAGAGTTGAAGAGAATAGAATCGTTGGTCCTATCTCTGATGAATATCGTGTCTCTAGTATTACGGCAAACGGACAAACTGCTACTGCTGTAACAGTTGACGAATTAGGTAACGATAGAAATCATGGATTCTCTGTTGGTGTTAACATTAATATTAGTGGTGTTGAAGGTTCACAAGGTCCAGCATCTGCTGCTGACGTTGCAATCTACAATGGTTCATTTACAGTAACATCAGCAAGAGATAACGTCTTCACTTATCAGATGTCATCTGAACCCTCAGGTAATGCAACTGGCACAAACGTTACAGTTAAGACTGAGATTGATACAGTTGACTCTGCATCACCTTATGCGTTTAACCTGTCACTGAGATCAGTGTGGGGTATGAATGGCATGTTTGGTGATGGTAGCAAAGCAACTGGATTTAAGTCCATGGTTGTAGCTCAGTTCACAGGATTGTCCCTCCAAAAAGATGATAGAGCATTCGTTAAATATAATGCCTCTACAGGAGAATATGATGCTCAAACAGCAGGATCTGGTGCTCATCTAGATGGTTTTGCTGAGTATCGTAAGGGTTGGGCACATGAACATATTAAAGCATCTAATGATGCCTTTATTCAGGCAGTTTCTGTGTTTGCTGTTGGATATGGCACACACTTTACTACTGAGAGTGGTGCTGACATGTCTATCACCAACTCAAACTCTAACTTTGGTAACACCGCTTTAAGATCTGCTGGTTTCAAAGCAAAAGCATTCTCAAAAGATAAGTCTGGTGTAATTACACATATCATTCCACCTAAAACTTTACCCGTTACAACAACAACTTGTTCAGGAACTACAGGTGAAGCGGTAGTTACATTGCCTGCTGATGGATCGATCCTGGGTGTTGCTGAAGGAATGAATGTAACCTCTACTTTAACTGGTACTGGTGCAGTAGTTTCCTCTATTGACGTTGTAAATAACCGCGTAACTCTTAGTGTGGTTAATGTTGAAACAAATGCAGCAAGTGATCCTGCTGTAGGTGGCACACCAATTATCTTTGGTGATGAAACTTCAGTTAACTGGGTCAACATCGATATTAAGAGAACTACATTTATTAACTCACAACTTTCGGCAGAAGGTGTTGCACCAGGATCTAGACTTTACCTCTATGGATATACGACTGAAACTTCACCACCTACTACTAGGGTCCAAGGTTTCACCATTGGTGCGCGTCAAGATGGCGAAGGTGTTGACGCTGTACCCGATAAACTATTCTGTCTCTTAAATGCAACTTCATCTGCAACTCAAGCAACAGTTCAATCAGCAGAAATTGCTGGTGCTGGTCCTGGAGTATCTGGTATTTCTGCGGGTGCTGTAGGTTCACCTCTGCAATATGATAGCAATACTTATAATATAGATGGCGATTCAAATACTGGTGTAAATGGTAGAGAAGCAGTTGGTGGTTGGTATATCAATGTAAATGCTGGTTCTACCAATCAAATTTATAGTGTACTGAATACTAATAATGATTATGACAATGTTACCTTCACACCAACAACATTCATTAAGAGAATCTCTGACCCAAGAGATTTAACAGACAGAACATATCGTTTGCGTTATGTGATCGATAAGGATAAAGTAAGTCCTGTTCCCCGTGATCCCCTCTCAGGTTATGTTATTCAACCTTTGAATGGTGATACGACAGCATATAAACTAGATGGTGCTTACTACATTTACGACATTGAAAGAGTTCAATCTTACGAGAGAGGTGTTGCCGATGGAATCTTCTATCTTACCGTATTATATGCATCTGTTGCACCTACAGCAGGTAATTTTGACAACAGAAAGTTCAGTCAAAACGTCAACGAAGTGTATCCTACATTTGACAGAGACAACCCTTCTAGTGACCCTAGTCGTGCTTATTCCAAAGCTGACAATGAAACTATCGGTCTAGTTTACGCAACAAACAATCAACTTCCATACAATAATAATAAAGATCCTAAACTTTCAGTTACGAAAGAAGCAATTGTTACTTTGTTGACTGATTCTGGATGGAATGAACCTGGAACTAATCCTGCATATACTGGTGGTCAGAATAATTCTGCTGGTGAGAATGATGGTACTGGTTCACTCGCAGGAACTAAACTTACTTCTGCCAGTGGTGATGAGGAAGTCAGAAAGATTGATATTAGACTTCTTAATAGTGTGAATAATCCTATTGCAGTTGAACTTAGAAGGCATTCTATTATGCGTTCTGGTAACCATACATTTGAATATCTTGGTTTCGGTCCTGGTAACTATTCAACTGCATTCCCACAGACTCAAGTAGAGACGCTATCTGCTGATCAGATTAAGTTCTCTCAGTCTATTAAAGAGGAAGCAGGAGTTGCATTCTATTCAGGTCTTAACTCTAATGGTGACCTATTCATTGGTAACCAGATTATTAACCCTGTTACAGGACAAATTACATCTGAAGATATTGCACAACTAAATGTTGTTGGTGAGGAGAATACAACGATTGAAACATTCTCTGAGTTGGTCCTTACAGATAAACTCACAGTTATTGGTGGTGCATCTAACCAGTTAGAATCCATCTTTGCTGGTCCTGTTACATTCCAAGGATTAGTTACATCAACTGGTAACATTCAGGCAAGAAAAATTACTTATTCTAACCCTGATGGTACAGTTATTAGACAAACATTGATGGCACCTGCTGCACTCGATGGCAGCAATGCTCCTATTGTTCCAACACGTCCTGATCTTTCTGGTCTTGGTGGAACATATCCTACACAGGCAGATGGTGATCTGATTTATAATAGTAACTGGACACCAGGATCATCGCTCGGTTGGATTTATTATGATAATGGTGATGGAAATGTAAATACCAACTGGTATGAATTTGGTCTAACTGATGTTGGTGTCATCAATATTGCTGATACTTATAGTGGATCACCACTCACGATTGATGGTGCTGGAACAACTGGAACAGGTGTAGGTTTCGGTTCTGATCCTGAAAATGGATTCAGAGTAAAGGTTAGCGGCGATTTGAAGATTGCTGGTGATGTTGTAGGCACAGGTTTCGGTGTTGTTGGATCTGGTAAATATGTCAGACGTTTATATGATGGTGATGGAGTACAAACTACTTTCACTATCACTAACCCAACAAATACTAGTATTGATCATGAAGCAAACTCAGTTCTTGTTTCATTAAATGGTGTTGTTCAGATTGGTGGTACTTCTTCTGAAGTTACTGCTAATACAGCAAATTATTATATTAATAGTGCTCAAGTTGTCTTTGGTGATGCACCACCAACGGGAACTAAAATCCATATTATCGAACTGCCCATCTAAATAGCATTGTAGGATTAGTCTAATATGGCACTAACTAAAATCAATGGAGATCAGATCTCCACAGGAACACAGGCACTAATCACCAAACTTAGTTTCTTAAATAATGACTCTGAGTTAGTATTGCCTGGTGGTTCAACAGAAGATAGACCTGATTCTCCATCTCTTGGCACCTTAAGGTACAATTCTGATGAAGATGCTGCTGAAATTTATATTACGAATATAGATGGCAATGGCACTAATGGTTGGATTCTTGTTGGTAGTGGTGGACCTTCTGTTGGAAATGATGCTATAATTAGAACCAATGGAACTAATTTAAGCGAAACTGCTACTATTGGTGCCACTGCAAATAATGATGCTAAATTCACAAATGGTTACAGCATTGGTCCAATAACCATTGACACACTGGTTACTCTAACAATAGAGACCGACTCACGCTACATTATTTTCTAAAATATAAATAACTACGATACCCCAGGAAGTTAGTAATGTCCCAATTAAATGTAGACGCAATCAGAAATCAGGGCGGGTCTGGTGGAAAGATCCAACTGCTTGCTTCTGGTGACGTTAATATCAATGACAATAAACTCTATGTTGATAGTGCCACATCTAAAGTTGGTATTAACACTAATGATCCTCGTGCAGTATTAGAAGTTGAAGGCAATGGTGGTGTTATTCTTAAAACATCTCCTGTTGTAGAAAAATTCAATAATGTTTCTGGTTCATCAAACGCAAACGCGACCATCAATACTTACAATGGTGCTGTAACGCTTTTCACATCTGCTAACACTAACAACTGGACTCCCAACATCAGTTATAATGATGGTGGTAGTATTACTAGTTTGAACGCATACATGGAGAATAGTGAAGTTGCTGTTATTACTATTATTTCTCTAAATGGTAGTGGTACTGGATATGTTCCTGGAGATATTCAAGTAGATGGTTCTTCTAGAACAACTAACTGGTCTGGTGGTGAAGCACCAACTGCCCGTGGTGGTACTTCTGGATACGATATTTACGCATTCTCTGTCATCAAAACTGCTGACAATACCTTTACAGTTTTTGCTCAACAGACATTCTTCGATTGATAAATCATGCCTTTACTCTCATCTTTTAGTCTTAATGGTCCTACTGGCGCTCTTAGCGGTGGTGGTGGTGCATTAGAAGAATTTACTAAGATATATTCATATACTGGCGGCGCTCAAACATTTGCGACACCTGCTGAAACTTCATCAATACAAGTATTTGTATGGGGTGCAGGTGCAGGTGGTCGCAGTCAAAGTGGTGGTGGAGGTGGATTTAGTAGAGCAACTATTAATAGTGCTGCCAACACTACTTTCAAAATTATTGTTGGAAATGGTGGACAAGAAGGTCGTCAGGAGAATGGTTGTGGCGGCGGACTTTCTGGTGTATTTACTAACTCTTGGGGAGGAAACGTTGCCAACACAGATCTTAATGCCTCTATTGTTATTGCTGGCGCTGGTGGTGGTGGATCTGACTCTAATGGTTCTGGCGGTGGTGGAGGCGGCAACTCTGGGCAGGGTGGTCACCCTGGCGGCGGTCAAGGTGGCGGAGGACAGCAGAATCAAACCAACAATTATGGTGGTCAAAGCGGCGGCAACTGCACAGCACCTCAAGGTCATTGCCATGGCAGAGCGTTAAGGGGTGGCACTGGTTGTGGCGGCGGCGAAGTACAATCTGGCGATAGCGGTTGGCCCTGTCAGGTTTATGGGGGAACGTATTGCTCTGCTGCTGGCGGAAATGGTTGTAATGGTGCTGGCGGTGGTGCTGGTTACTATGGCGGCGGTGGTGGTGGATCCAGTCCCAATAGTTCACCAGGCGGTGGCGGTTCAGGTTACATTGGAGGACATCCCAATCATCCTGTATCTGATGCTACAACATATCAAGCAAATTACCAAACTATTCACCCACAAGCAAGTGGATCGCCACATTATACTCCTGGAGTTGGTAGTGGAACTGCGTCAGGTAGAGGCGGTTCAGGTAGAATTGTTATCGTATATGAGGCATTCCAAGAAGTCTAACTAATTTATTATGCACTTGATTAACCTTTTTAGCACTCCAATCTGGTCTACCCAATTGGAGTGTTTTGATAATGAAAAACTAGCAAACAAGATTTATGACCTAGAGGAGAGAACAGACCCTACTAAAACTACACCTAGATCTAATGAAGGGGGATTTCAAGTTGATGACTTAAACTACCCTATGTTTAGACGTAAAATATTTGAAAATATACCAAGAGTACCAGATAAAGAATTGCCAAAGGTAAAGGTATGGGAGTGGATTAATATTAATCGCAAAGGCAATCGTAACATAAGACACAATCACTTTGGGCGTGGTATTTTCCTATCTGGTATTTACTACGTAAAAACTCCAAAGAATAGTGGTAATGTCAGATTTTATGATCCTAGAGGATCTATGCACATGGCATTAGAAGACTATGACTACTATTATGGTGTTGCTAATTATCAATACTTAGTGCCTGAACCTGGATTGTGTTTGTTTTTTCCAGCATGGTTAGATCATGATGTAGAAGAAAATAAAAGTGATGAGGATAGAATCTCCATAGCATTCAACTTGGTGTACGCCTAACGGAGTGTCACAGAGGGGTTGCGCTTGCTCTTGAGATCTGCTATATTACATAGGTAAACAAATGACAGGACCATGCCTCAATTCACTCTCATCTGTACTGATGAAGATTCTACAGTAACAACTAAAGAATTTGAAGCAACTATCCTAGAAGATGTTGTAGACAAGACAGAAGACTTTCTCAAGGGTGTTGGTTACTGCTTTGAGGAATTGCGTACCCAAGTATATCCTCTTCCAGTAACTGACGATATTCGTTCTATCTACAAAGATGTAGACTGAATACATATAGTATAGTTTATTTTTGACTCACATTCAATACAATGGGTAAGACTTTTCGACGTGGCGGTGCCGAACGCGGTTACTATTCTCCAGGCAAATCTATCCGAGACAAACGTGCTAAAGGTGGAACTAATCGATCAAACTGGGGTGATGACAACAGCAACAACTATGATGATGCAAAAACAAAAACCAGACGCAAATTTGATCCCGAACGTGACAACGACAATGGATGGTACTGAGATCGAAAATGAATCTGAAGAATTGGCATTTGACGATTCTTCTGATGTAGACTATGATCTGGATTACACAGTTCAATATTAATGAAGACATGCTGAACGAAAATTCCGACCAAAAGTTCAATCGAGGACTGGATCTTTTTACAGAATCAGTTCTCAAACCTGATCATGAATTGCGTCAGTGTGCTCACAATCAGGAGTGTTTTCACGAACTGATGTATATCCGTTCCTATGTAATCGACTATCTTAAAACACTGCGGCGACACCAATGATTGGTCTTCATTCTCAAATCCTAGACAACACACAAAAAATGGTAGTCAAAGACGCTTTGATCATGTATGTATCGGACTTACAAAGACGATACTATGCTGATAAAGTTATTGAAGAACATCTCTACCTTGCTAAAATGAAAGAGGTAGAGCATATAGTTGAAAAATTACACTTGACTGAAATTTACAAGTAATGCAAAAAGACATCAATTTACTAAAACGTGCAATCAAAAAGGGACAAGAAGATCCTTTTTTATACACTGATGATGAGTTACATCGACTCAAGAAAAAACTTCGCCAGTTGAATGACTGGAAACGTTCAGCAATTATCACACAAAACAATGGATTCGGTCAGTATGTACAGTGAAGATTTTGACATCTCTTGGGGTGAAAATGACATCATTCAAGCACCCGAAGATGATTGGATTTCATCAGTTCTAGGTGATGAATCAGAAACTATTGATGAACTTATTAACTACAACTGAAGAATGAAAAAGGACTATGATCGTTGGCGTATTCTCTGGAAAAAGGAGAAGAAACCAGGATTTTATGCAACTCAAGAAGTTGTAGTTTATGGAATGCACAATGTTGAGTATGTAATCGACAATCTTGTGCCAGAAAATGTAAACTGGGATGTTCTCCCCGCGTGACAGTTGGCATAGTGGACGCAGTGGACCCCATTCCCTGCTCTGCTTGCTATACTATTGATATCGGAATGAGCAGCGCCGCAAAGACTCTCCCAAACTTGCTATTTTATTGTGCAAATCTCAAACGTCAAAACTGCTATTCTGATCGGTAAGTTCGCAATCAATGATGGAACTTCCAAAGCACGATTGAAACTCAACTACGAGAATATCTCTAAAGATGTTCTTAAAGATGATGCTGGTCGTGTATATCTTCTCGTCAAGAATGGCGAGATCATGAAGATTGGAGGTAGCATTTCTAAAGGTGGTATCAAATCCACCATGTCTTTCTATCTGTCCGCTAACACTGGACGCCCTTCAATTCGTTCCTTTGGTATCAATCAATTGGTTTACGAAGCGATTGAGAAAGGTGAAGAAGTGTCCATCTATATGATCACTTCGGAGCAAGTTTCTGCACCAGTTAAAGGTCTCTTCGGTTCAGAAACATTATCTATCTCTGCTTTTAAGGAGATGGAAGAAAAGTGTCTTGCTGACTATGTTGCTATCAGTGGTTGTTTTCCTGCCTGGAATTATCAGGAATCAGGTAGACCTTGGGAGCAGTATATTCAGGAAGCACATGCTATAATTCTCACTAAGTCTGCAAAACGTCAATGAAAACACCACTCAGATACGCTGGCGGTAAATCAAAAGCATATAAAATTATCACCGAATATCTCCCCGAGTATCTTCCTACGGGTAAGATTGTCTCGCCATTCTTTGGCGGTGGTAGTCTTGAATCTCGTTGGAGTTCTGAGTTAGGTATTCCTGTTGAGGGGTATGATATGCTGCATCCCCTTGTTATTTTCTGGAACATTCTTCTAGATCATAACGAAGACTTAGTAAAACGTTGTAGGTATCTTGAACCAAACAAAGCAGAATATGCTGAGGTTAAAGAGGAACTTATGAAGTGGTGTATCACTCAGCAAATGTTCCCTAGTCCGCTATATGCAGGAGAAAAAGATAGATGGGCATACTATCGTAGAGATCCAGAGACTACACTATGCCACAAAGATGCTGCTGCTTATTTCTACTATAATCACAATCTTTCCTATGGTCCTATGTACCTTGGATGGATGAGTAAGATCTATGAATCTCGCGAAAAGTGGGATCGTATGATTGATAGATTGGAGAAGTATAAGAATCCTAACTTAAAGGTTCAACTTGGCAATTTCCTGGACACAATACCCGCAAACAATAAAGACTTTTTGTACTTAGATCCTCCATATTATTTGGAGAAAGATAAGGACAACAAAATGTTTAAGGGGATGTATCCCAATGCAAATTTCCCAGTTTACCATAACAATTTTGATCATGAATATCTGGCATTCTTATTGTCACGACATAAGGGACCATTTGTGCTGAGTTATAATAACTGCGAGACCATTCGTGAGTATTACTCTGAATATGAGTTTGTGTATCCTAAGTGGCACTATTCATATGCTTTAGGTGAGACTCGTGTTGGTAAGAATAAGGTCAATAATGATCCTAAAGAGTCCCATGAAATCCTTATCATTAAACGATGAAACCCGAACCTATTGATATATCAGAAACAAAGAGTGTGCCATCAAAGATAGAGATGCGCCGAGAATGTGGTGATTGTAGTATGTGCTGCGAAGGACATCTCAACGCTGTTATTCATGGAATTCCTATGAGTAAGGGTCGCCCATGTCATTTTCTTGGCAAATGTGATGGTGGTGGATGTACCATCTATGAGGATCGTCCTCCACTATGTGAAGCATATCAATGTCTTTGGAAATATACACCAACTCTACCAGAGTGGATGAAACCTAATCTTTCTGATGTGATTATGGCATATCACGAAGAAGAGATGAATGGTGAACAAGTGGGGTATCTAACTTTACGCGAAGGCAATAATACTATTAGGTCAGATGTACTCAACTATGTGTTACGTTTGTGTCTAGAACATAATAAGAATCTAGAGTATGAATGTAATGGCAGTTGGTATCACTTAGGGGATCATGAATGGATCCGTTTTCATGTAGAGAAAGGAGGGGGAGAGGTCCACGATGGTGTGACGATCCCAGAACTGGCGCAGACCCCTTGACAGGGGTCTTTTTTTATGCAATACTATAAGAGTCAAAGAAACGCATTCCATGCAACTCCGCCCCCACCAACAACGCGCCTTCGATGCTATGCAGGCGAACGATTGTGGTCAGGTGATCATCCCAACTGGCGGTGGTAAAACATATATTATGATTGCAGATGCTCTGCATCGTGCTGCACAGGGTCAAACGATTGTTGTTGTTGCTCCACGTATCTTGCTCGCTAATCAACTCTGTGAGGAGTTTATGGAGCATATCAGTGGCACTTGGACGCATGTCTGTCATGTACATAGTGGAGAGACTCACTACTTCAGCAGCACAAAACCTGAGAAGATTGCACTCTTCAATGATACTGCGCGTGCTGCTGGTGAGTCATGCATTATATTCA